GACGACATTCCCGGCCCAGCCGTGCCGCGAAGAGCGTGCGATGCTGACTGCTGCTCGTAGCCGCGTCGGAACGAACGGTTTTGGTCCGACCGCTGGCGGGAGTACCGCTGCTGGCCGAGGAACCGACCGTAAGCCTGGGAAGCTGACTCCCGAGAGTACCGGTCCTCAATATCTGATCGTTTGCGGGTGTAGCCGCCGTAGTCTGGTGCCTGATACATGCTCACCTACTCACAGCTTGATAATGAAGTTGATCCCAAGAACGGGATGGTAATTCTGATTGACGGTCGCATCGTCGCCCGTGCTGCCGGTGTTGTCGCTGCCGCTCTCGGCAGTGTTGAACGCCGCCTTGTCGGCTGTGCTCCCGGCGACTGCTGTTTCAAGTTGCTTCCCCGAGGTGCCGGTGAAGTTCGGCATGTTGAACGAGTGAGTGTGGGCCGAATCCGTGCTCTCAACCCTTATTTCGGTATACGGGGAACCCATACGCAGACCGTCTCCGTTACCAGTGCTGTACCAGAATGAGCCGTCTGCGCCGTACAACTGGTTTGCGTATAGATCCTTGATGCCCTTGTGGGTGTGGCCCCCGTCCTTGCTGGTGTTGGCAGCGCCGTGGTTGTGGTTGATTGAGTGGGTGTGCTCTGGAACCTTGAGCGTCCCCTTCCCATGCTTGTGAGCCGGGACGCTGTGAGTGTGCTTGCCGATGGTGTGGAGGTGGGAGACAACCGCCCAATCGTTTCGGCCGGCCTCCTCGCCAAGGGCGACTACCCCATCGGAGCCAAGCGGCGACCGATCCCTGAGATCGGGAAGGTTGAAGTTGTTGGAATCGTCGCTGCCAAACAGTGTTCCAATAACGGCAAAAAGAGCGACGTAAAGGGGGTCAGTCTTTGATACGGCTGCGCCCCGACACCAAGCCCAGCCACTGGGAACCACCTGACCGGCGAACATGCTGACAGTGCCCACAGGAGTTGCCGCCTCAATCTGGGCTACCGTGGCGAGGTGAGAGGGGTTGGAGCCAGCAACGCCAGCAACCGGCCCGGTGAAACCTTTAGCCCCATCGACCGTCGTCACGTCGGAGGCGATAAAGTTTTCGATAGTCTGGAAATTGAACTGCGGGTCGGCAGCATCGACGGGATCACCGTTTTCGATATCCCGAAGTCTATCCATTTGTGACATGGGATCTCCTTACGTCGTCAAGCGTCGAGCTGCGTACTTTAAGAAAATGGCGTCGACCAACCATCTTTCCAATATCGTATCATTCTCAGTAGAAGAGAACCGCAAACGGATCGATTCTGCTAGCCCCAGACTTGAGGGTGACCGCTCCAGTGACATGCCTGATTCGCCGGCTGTCCATGCGTCGCCAGCTCCCCAGTCCGTCCCGTCAGGGGCGGCGCTACCAAGCGCTCTCCAGTACAGTTCTCCGCCGGGATCAACCGCCAACATGAAGGATCTGCGGGCGTCTTCCCCCGAATAGTTCCAGTACACGTCAACGCGAATTTCAATTCTGGAATCCGCTTTTCGCAACAAGTACTTCGGACGCAGCCAGTGTTTCTTGGTCGTCGGTGAACCAGCGTCTATCCAGCCGGTGGAGTAGCTGGAGGCAAAACGCTCAGGAACCCCTGTCAGGTCGTCTTGGGAGTCGTCCCGCCCACCCACTTCGGCAATAAAGGACTCACCAGGAATTCCTGTCACAACCACCAAGGGGAACCCGTTCGGCACCCCCATGGATCCCCTGAATGAGCCTCTGGCGGGCTTCTGGGCCGTCCACGACCCGCCCTGACCTACTTCTGAGTTGTGAACAAATAGTGTGGCGTCGTTGGTGCCGCCTCCGGCCTCGTAATCCCACTCAATTGATACCTGGAGGTATCGATCAACAAAGTCAACGAATACATTGTCTTCGTTCTGGACCGAGTCAAGGGCGACCTCAATCGGCGCAGACAACAAATCAACGGAATCTGGGCTTAAGGCGAATACGCCGGAACGTGAAGCTGACCGGGAGAAGAAGATCACTGACGTTTCGGATTGCGTCACCGACGCCGGCGAAATTGTTGACAGAGATTGCGAAATTGATTGCAGCTCAAAGTTGTCAAGACCGTAGCCGTACAAAGCAAACACCGCATCGGTTTTAAAGATCAGCAGCCGGTCGTTGTGTGATACCAGTGCCGTGATTCGACCGCCGCCAAGGTCAATATCCCAGTAGTCGTCAGCCCGCCAGTCTCCCGGCTCGAGAGGATGCGACCAGCGAATCCTGTTCGGCTTATCAATGCCGTCTTCCATGATGTTCCCGACGAACATGCGGCCGTTGTGCTCGCAGACTAAAGCTGCTGTCGGCATCTGGCCGCCGACGGGGGCGGTTTCGTCTTCGTTGAAGCCGGACCCAGATGAGGCTGTCGGGTCTGAAAGCGTAAACAGGGAGCCGTCCTCCCACGCTACCGAGCTCACTCCCCGACCTAAGGCCATGTAGGTTCTATCCCCCCACGAAGCAAAATCTGCTTCGTGGGGTACTGCCACGCCGTCGGCCCCGGTGTCGCTGAATGAGCCAGCTCCATTGCCGACCCATACGTCCCCGGCGGACACAACGAACACCTCCGAGGTGCCGTCGGAAAGCGGGGTGACGTGATGGTTGCGAGGATTCCAGGTGTCGGGGTCGCCGATGTTCTCTTCGTTCCAGCGGGAAACACCGACTCGCTGCCGGAAGCCGCCGCGCCGATCAACGAAACAGTTCATCATTTCTGGCGACTCGTTTGGGGACAGGTAAAACTCACCAGCTCGAAGGTTCAGCCCACCAGAAAAGTCGGTTATCGGGAACTCGTTGGTGCGACCCATGTCAGATCCCCGTCGTATCAACGATAGCGCGAGCCCCTCCGCCGCCACCTCTACCGATAGGGGTGATGAAGCGCCGACCCATGATCATCGGCCGGGAACGGGGTGGCATCATGATCTGGTGCCGAGCCACCTCGGCGTCCTCGTACCAGCGACGCATCGACTTTTCGTCAAGCACCTCGTCTTCTTGCTGGGCGTAGGCCCGAGCAATCGCGAAGTGAGCCAACGGGAGGTGCAGCCGGGGGTCGCAATCCGGTTCAGCGGAGGTTCCCTGAGAGATCCAGTCGGCGGGCAGTCGGTAGCCTGAGAGCTTCCAGGTGGTGTCGGTGTCGTAGTTGGCCGCCGGCCACAGGTGGGCGCGCCCCTCCCATATCGACCAGCGAATCGGCCGGGACTTCGCCGACGCATCTCCGCCAAACAGTTCTTCCGCCGTGACGTGATCCATCAACTCAACCGAGTAGTCGTCACCAAATCGCAGGGCCGTGACGCCTGGGATGTTTACGTCACCGGGAAGAGCAAAGGAAGTCTCCCCCGCAGGGAGGGTGTTTTGCCAGTTCTTCTGAAAGAACGGCCACCGATTCTCCATTGACATCGTCCGGTTAAACGCCTCCTGAAGGTATGCGTCAACCGTCGAGTCTGGCAACTCACCAGATGTCGTCTGTGTTTGCGTACGAACGTACGCCCGAAGCTCACTCAAGTTCATCGTCGCGCACCTTCTTTGTCTGCTTCGGCTTCAGCATGCCCGCCGAACGAGCATGAGCGAAGCACAACCCGTGATCGTCGCTTTTCATCGGGTACGCCCGACAGTCACCCGCCTCGCACAGCGGCCTGTCGGGGTTATCCCTGCCTCGCCGGGGAGGCTTCTTGTAATCCCGCATCATCGAGCCTGTAGCGACGATCACGGCGTCGGGGTTGACAGCGGCAATACCCTTGCCGCCGCCGGTCCTGTCGTACATTGACGACACTAGGACGTGATCTGGATTCTCGGGGTTCCCCCCGTGCTGGTGGCCGTAGTAGTTGGGCATAGCGTCCCTCGCTCGCCGAAGAGAAGTAGATCCTGGGGGGCGGCGGCGAGTACCGCCCCCCAGGAACCAGAGTGATCCGAAAGGATCAGGCTTCAGTTACGCCCGTGAGCTTCCACAGACGACGGCGGTTACGGGTGACGAAGTTGCCGTAGGTCGTGATGAAGCTGACGCGGGCGTCAAGGCCGGTGGCCGAGGCGGCGCCGATGCCCGCCGTAGCGGTGCTGGCAACCGAACCAGCAAGGTTCTCGGTGAAGCCGGACTGCTTGAAGTTGCGGTCCTTGTGGATCTTCAGTCCGATGTACTTGCTGTTCAGCCCGTAGAACGTAGCCGAATCAGTGGCCTTCGTACCCTCGGTGCCACCGGAGCATTCGAAGTCCCACATCACCGGGATGTTCTTGAACAGAAGGTTCTGGAAGCCAAGGTTGGCCTTCTTCTGGTCGGTGTAGCGCACCTGAGGCGTCAGGGTCGACTCGTAAAAGCCGAAACCGTACGCGTTGGTGAAGATGGCGTCGGTCCCGTCAGGGCCGGCGTCCGAAGCGGCGTGAACAAGGTCGCGCAGCTTCGCTTCTAGACCAGCGGCGTCCACGCCAGCGCCAGTGTCCTCCTGAGCGGCCCACCAAGTTTCGACCGAAGAGTTGATACCGCCAACGGTGCCTTCGGAATCGATCAGGACCGGAAGTCCGAGGAAGTCGTTGGCGGGGGTGCTGGAGGCGTAGGTGCCGAACGCCATGCCGTTGAGGCGGTTGCGGAGCGTCTGCTCTGCCTGCTCGATCTTGGCCTCGAGCAGGTTGATCATCTGCTCTTTGCCGCTGTTCTGAGCTTCCTCAAGACCGCTGATGGCGATGGTCGCATAGAGCTGCTTCCAATCGTACTGAGCGGCCGACACGGTGTTCTTGGGGGTCACGGTGACCTGGTCCCACTCGGCGTAGCTGTCCGAGTCGCCTTCGGCGTACAGGACGGGCTCCACGATGCTCACGCCACCGTCGCACTCCTTGACCCGTCCAGCACCCATCAGGTACTGAAGCAGCGGTCGCTGGTTGAAGATGTTGTCGGTGAGGGTTTCGTGGTAGTTGTGCATCGTGGTGGACAGGATGTTGTCCCACGTTGCCGGGGTATGTGAAGCGAGTGCCATTGTCGGCTCCTTCGTTTATGAAGGGGAGGTCATTCAACGCCAAGCTGCTGGAGCGTGGCCTCGATGGCCTCCCGAGGATTGCGGGGTCTAACGACCTGCTCCGAAACCACTGCGGGGCTCTGCGACCCTACGGTCGCTGCACCTTGCGCTGCTGCTGCTGCGGCCAATCGTGCCTGGTCGTCTGCTGCGCTCGCTGCTGCTGCTTCGGCGCGCACATCGGACTGCACTTGACCCTTCATGTGCCGCTGCACAAGTAGTTCCCCTGCTAGAGCTTCAAACGGAAGTCGCTTCTGCTGGGCAGATGCGAGTACGTTTTGTAGCTCTTCGTCTGTGGCTTGGAGATCGGTCTGGAGTCCCGAAAGTGTCTGTGTCAGTTCTTGGTCAACGCGATCCCTGGCCTCGGCCGCTTCACGCGCTTGAAGCTTCTGCTCCAGCTCAAAGATCCGGCGATCCGCTTCTGATTCGAATTGCGGCTCCGGCTCGGGCTGGGCTTGGCTTAAGAACTCTTGGACGCTCTGTCCAGCCTCGGCGGCTAGCGCTGTGATCGTCGCTACGGGGTTAACTTTGAGTGCCTGCTCAATCCCAACAGCTCGCTCCGCCTCTTGACGGGCTTTCGCTGCTTCTTGGAACTTCTGAGTGGCGGCACGATTACTGTTGTACCCCTGTGTGAGCTCTTCGAACGACACCTCGACCTCTTGACCATCGACGGTGATCTTGTGCATCTTCCCCTGCAAATCTTCAGGGTTGATGTACTCGACTTCCGCCGCTGGCTCGTCAGTGGCCTCGATGCTTTCGGGTTCTATTGTGGTCGCTTCAACGCCGCCGCCTTGTCCGTCATCAACGGGGGTGGGGATCTCTGCTTCTTGGGACGCCTCTGGGTTAGTCACGCCTAAAAGACTACACTGGAAAGTGTGTCTACTGTCACATTGGTGGGACCGAAATCATGTCTGGCGGGATCGGCCCCGAAGAACCTTCGGTCATCGCGGCCAAAGCTGCTATCAGTTCTGGATCGATTGGCACCGGACCTGGACCGAGCGCCGGGTCAGGCGGCGGCTGCACCATCCCCATCTCCTCTGGACCCATGCCGACCGGCGGCATCGGCGGCATCGCTTCTGGCGGCATCGGCGGCACCGCTTCTGGCGGCATCGGCGGCATCGCTTCTGGCGGCATTGGCGGCTGCGGAGGTTCTGGTGGAGGAGGTGCGCCTCCAGACTCCATAGCCTCCGGCGTGATGAACTTCTGCACCTCGCGCTCACCAAAGCCGTCGGCCAACAACTTCATGTAGAGGGCCACGGGGTTGGCGACGCCCATATCAACAAACGGCATTGACATATCGGCAAGCTGCTGTGCCGACATCCGTCGGAACGACTCGTTCCGTGGTTCGGTCGAGCCGCCAATAACCTGGAAGTCAAAATCGCCTTGCAGATAATCCTTGTCGTAGTTCACCCACGCCTGAATCGGCAAACCAGTGATGCGCGCCGCCTGCTCGCCGGTCATGAACTGCTGCAACATTGAGACAATCCGGTCACCGCACTCGGCGAGGGCCAACTCCACACGCACCAAACGATCCTGAGCGCGAGCGTTGGCGGCATCCTGAATCATGGCCGCTTCAGTCGCTGAACGGCGGATATTTTGCTGCGGGTTACCTCGGGCGTAGTCCGACACGCCAGAAATCAGATCCATGTCGCCCATGATCATGGCCGACTGATCAAAGAACTCCGGCGGCGTGCCTTGCACCGGCAGGGCGGCAATCACTTTGCCGGGGTCGTTCTCTTCCAGAACGGGGACAATCACGTTGTCCTCTTCCGACTGCAATGCCTGGACCCCCTCCTCATCGAGGGTGCCTTTCTCGTAGGCGTACCCCCGACGGTACTTCTTTCGGAAGTTCAGCATCTGCGTGCGCGTTTCGTTGAGCTCCAACTGAAGCGACTCGATCTGCTCCACGTCGCCCATCGGGTACATCTGGTCGGGAACCTCGTAGTTGCGGATCATCACAAACGGATGACCAAACGAGTAGCTGATGTCGCTCGGCTTAATCAACCAGCCGTCATCTGGACCGCCGCTCCCCTTGTTGCCGGCGTCCACACCGAGAGCAAATGTGCCTACCGTGTTCGCTTTGATGTCGTAGAACTCAATGACCTCAACATAGGAGCGGTCGCCGCTGTCGGGCTCGTCCTTGCCTTCGCCACCTCGAGCATCGCCTTCTCGGGAATCCCACGGCGAATAATGCGACCCAGTCACCTTCGCTCTCTGAGTTTCAGAGTAGCGGTCGTCAATCCTCACGTCAGCGACCGGGCGCCAGACGCGTTGAGCGATCCAGCGAGCCTCCCGCAGGTGCCGAGCGTCAGGGTCGATCATCATGTTGAACGGACTCACCCGCTCCATCACGCAGCGAGACTCGCCCTTGCGAACAATCTGGTTTGATTCAGTCCCTGACTCGAGGTCGCTTACGCCGATCTCACCATCGACGCTCACGTCGTCGTCAGACACCACCTGCTCGGCGACATCCTTCGCCACCTGATAGCCAACCTTCACCCATCCGTGGCCCATCAACAAAAAATCAAGCACGGAAAGCCGGAACTCTTCTTGAAAGTCGTTTCGCTGCCAAGTGTAGTTCAGCACCTCGCCAACAACGCCGGCCCTATCGACAGACTCAATGTTGCGAGCATTCACCACAAATCGCGGGTTGTTCATCGCCACGGCCGGGGCCATTACGTTGATTGTCGAAAAAACGATATTCACAACAAGCTGGTCGGTTTTCCCTTCGGAACTCCAGTGCTTGCCGTGGTACAAGTCAATAAATGAGCGCCAGCGAGGGTCGTAGTTCTCTGACTGTCGCCACTTCTTTGACCGATGCACCTCGCTGCGAGCGCGATCAAGAAGTTGCTTCTGTGTGGGTTTCTTCGCCATCCGAGTCACCATCCGTAATCAGCGGCTTTAACAATGCCGCGTTCTGCAAGCTTCTTGTCGTCCGACGTTCCAAAGTGCTCAATCTTGTAGTCGTTCGCTGTCGTATTCCAATCAGACTTTCCCGCCCGCACCGGGCCGGAAAAACCAAACCTAATCCCTTGGCAGTGGCAGCGAAAGCACTGCTCGCCGTCGCGGTCGTGAGCCCGACCGCAATCAGTGCATTCCCGCATTGGTCACGGACTCCCCTCAGACTCCGGCTCTGGCTCCGGCTCCGGCTCCGGCTCCGGCTCCGGCTCTGGCTCTGGGGCGCCCACAGCGGCGACCACCGGGGCGGGGACGCCTTCGTGGATCGTGTAGCCGCGAGGGTCGAAGCGGTGCGACTTGCCGGCGGTTCGGACGAAACTGTCGCCGGAACCGTTTCCCTCCATGATCGGACGCTTGGTTGGCCGCGACTTTGATTCAATGCGAGTTGCCATAGCAAATCCCTTCTAAGTGGGGGGCGTACGGTAGAAAACTCTACCATGCGACCCCCGCCGCCGAGTCAATTCCCGACCACCTAACCTCGTCTGACGTAATTTGTTCCAATTTTCGGTCTTGGAGCTCGCTGTCCGCTTTTGGGTGCGGCGATCAGTTGCTGGAAATCCTGCCCGTACAGCCGCCGCTCCCACCCGGCAAAAGAGTAAGGATCAGGAACATCCTCAACCACAAACTCAGGCGAGAAAGCGAAAGACCGCATGTGGTTTGCTATCGCCAAAGACATCACCAAGTCGTCATGCGGGGAGCCGCCCATCTTCCCGTTCCCGTCCCGAACAAACGTCTTCAGCTCCTGCAAGGTGTGCTTGTCGCTCACTTCCAGCCCATCACGAATAGCTTGATTCAATTTGTCAATGATGAGCGGCTTTGTTGACTGGGTCGTTCGGAAACCCAGCGACTCCGTCTTGCGGACTTTCTTCGTCTTTTGATTCCGGTCGTAGTAGATCGGGTGATAGCCGGAGCGCTGAAGGTACTTCAAGGTCGTGAGGCCGTGGTTGTTTGACTCGACCCCGATCAAGGCGTTCCCGTACATCCGGCCCAGGACCGGCAGAAACTTCTCACCAAGCAGGTCAGGGTCCATCTTCCCTTTGTAGCGGGCGACCACCTTGCCGTTCCGTACGTCAATGACATGCGCCGCCGAAAAGTCTCCGTGCTCCAAGCCGACAGCCACGTCGCAGCCGACCACATAGCGACCCCCCGCCTCGGCCGGCGACCAGACGCAAAGATCCCCCTGCGGGAACTCCACCGCCTTGCCTTCAACGATGTTGCCAACCCACTGCGGCTTGCTGACAGCAGCCCTGCGTAGCACATCAAGGTCAAACACCGGCATACCCGACTTGAGGAACGCCTCCTCAGGGTTGCAGGGGTACTCTTGGGCGAGCTGCCAGTCTGGCAAGTCGCGCCTCTGCTGCTCGTACCACTCCTCGTCGCGATCAGCCGCAGCCGACCACGGGAAGAACAATGGTGCGAATCGGTTTGCCCCCGCCTGCGCGCCGGCCCATAAATCGTGGAACGTATTGCCCTCGCCGTAGGCCGTGGAAAGCATGATGACTCGGCCGCCGACCTGCGCCACCGGCTCGATAGCCGCCCACGCTTCAGCCTGGTTCGGGATGAACGCCATCTCGTCACAGATGATTAGCGACGCCGACTCACCTCGAGCGGGATCGGATGCCGACGGCAGCGACTCAACGTACGACCCGTTGGAAAACTCGATCTTCGTCTGTGTCATGCGGACAGGACCGAGGCGCTCCTTGACGTACGGAGGCAGATGCTGCAAGACGTACTTCGTCTTGGACAGCAGCTTGATCGCCTCCCGCTCGGTACGCGACAGCATCAGGATCGGCTTGTCCCGGTGAAACGCTGCGTCCCAGCCGGCGAACACGGCGACAAGGGTAGAGAACCCGATCTGTCGCGCTTTCAGGTTGATCGACCAGCGATTGCACAACCACTGCATCGCCGCCTCCTGCTGCGCCTCAAAGGGCTCAAACAGGATGCGACCACGGTTTGGGTCGGGGTGGCGAATATGGGCGTAACTGCGGCAGAAATGCATGAAAGCGTCGAACCGCTCCTGCGGCACTGACGAATCCGATGCACACTGACGAAAATCACGCTCGGCGACTAGATCCTCGAGCCGGTACTGACTCACTGGTTCTCCAATGTTTCAATACGTTCGACAAGTGAAGCGATTGTTGCTTCGTTCGCAGCAACCCGCTTACGCAAATCCTGCACCTCTTTCACCGTCACCGAAATCAACCCAGGCCACGAAAAACCGACAGGCTTCAACTTGCCATCCACAGCCTCGTACTGCCCAAGATGCCCGTCGTAAAGCTCAGCGATCTCCTCAGCAATGAAACCAAACTCTTTGGCTTTCAACCGCCACGTTCGGGCCTCTTCTGTTTCCGACCGCCCCCTCGGTGCAGCCTCAATAAACGTGACAGGACGCAACTTGTCAAAATCGTCACTCACCGACTGGGTGGTGATGCGATCCTTGTAGGCCGACGACGACGTGTAATACGAGAAACTTGACAGGGTGGTGCTTCGCATCATGTACTGGAAACCACTGGTCCCAGTAGTTGCCTGCAAGCCGCCGTACATGCCCGTGTTTGAGCCGATGCCGCTGTTGTTGCCGTAGTTCGTGACCCAGTTGCCGTTCCCACCGACCCACATGCCAGTTGCGTGATTGGCGTTGTACCAGCCGCCCTTGTTCCCATCAACACGGTAAAAGTTGCCGCTACTGTTGTAGTTCGCTAGATGAATACCATCACTGGCAACGTACGCAATTTCTTTACCACCCGCCGAGAACCCCAGCTTGTTAGTCGTTTTGCGGTACATGCCCGTGTCAGTGTCGCTAGCAAACGAGTAGGCGGGGGAAGCTATAGTGCCGTTGTGGGCTTTGATGCGGTTACCGTCAATGACTTTGGCACGAAAGTTTGCTGGTGTCATGTACCGCACAAACGAATCAGTGCCGCCGTTGTTTGTGTAGATCCGTGTCGGCTCGTTTGTGTTCGCTCCTGACACCGTGTTCAGCCACCCGAGATATGTGTACCCGTTAGTGTGTGACCGTATGATTTGAGCACCAGACGGTGGGGCGTTGCCGCTTGACACGCCATAACCAGCCAGCTTGTCATGCGTGTGACTTGTTGGCGCATAATCGTGGTCGTGATCGCCGCCCCCTTCGCCATCAGCGCCAGGAGGACCAGTCAAATTCACATACAGGTTCGTCCAGCCCGACGAGCGTTTGATCCACACCCACCCGTCAGTCCCGTCGAGGTAGTAGTCGCCGTCCTCACCCAACGTCGGATCGGGGTCGCCGCTCCCGACGTGCCACATATTGCCATCAGCACCATCAGCGCCATCAGCGCCGTCAGCGCCTGTGCTGCCACCGCTGACCGACACCAGCTCACCGTCTTGTTTCAACCATAAACCCATGTCAGTTGCCTTCCAGTTCCTCGATGCGAGCCGAAAGTTCTTTCACTTTTGACAGCAGAGCCGTCACGACCTCGTTGACCGTGACGGTTTCAACGTCAGCGTCGGTCGTGGTCACTCCCTCGTCATCGACAGCAGGCATGGTGGCGACCTCGGCACGCTCCAGCACCTCGGCTGTGTCGATACCGTCAGCGATCCCGAACGCCAGCGTGCCAGTGATCGTGCCGTCAACCTGAAGGTTGCCGTACAACTTCGTGTTCTGGGCGTTGTTGAACCTTGCTGCGATTGCGCCGCCACCGTAAATGTACGCATTGCCTGGATATGAAGCGTCGCCAGGACCGTACAGCCGCAACCTAGCGCCGCCGCCAGACTGTTGACCAACGTTCATGTACTCA